AACTGACCAAGAGAGTCAAGAACCATAATCATTGGCTTGCGCTTCGCTTCTGGTTGCGCTTGATACTTCTCAATGATTTGCAATGCAGTATGACGGAACTTCTGAATTGTGTCTGGCTCTGAGATAACGACACGCTTAGTATCAACACCACGTGATTCCATCATTTGTTTTGTAACTGCGGCTTCGGTATCAAAGTAGATAACACCGCCTTCAGGATTTGCGTCAAGGAATTGCTTTACAATGCCAAGCACAAAGAATGTTTTACCAGTTGACGATTCACCAGCGAATGCAGTCACTTTGTTGTTAGGTACACCACCATAGATGCTACCCGATAGAACAGCGTTCAATGCATATGAACCTGTATCGATGCATCCACTATACTCAGCAGATGCGCCACCATCAGATAAAATCTTAGTGTCTTCGTCTTTTAATTGTTCAACCAAATCTGTAAAAAAATTACTCATAATATCTCCTCAAGTTAAATTACATTATATCACACAGAATTATCTATGTCAATCAACTGTCGTAACACGACCAAGTTCATCTTTGTTCATTGGTATAGGACCTAATGTGGTTGCACCAAACATTATTTCTTCTTCTTTTTCTTCATTGAGTTGCCTCATGGAAAAGTTTGCCGCAATCACAAGCAATACTGCCATTGGGTCAAACACCAATACTAAAAGAATGATAACGAAACGAACAGACTTATCTAGCACATTTGAATCAACTTCATCATACATCAATGATGCGATGTATTTGATTGGACCCACCTCGGCTTCAACTTTTCTAATCTGCGTTGCGATAGGTACTCTTTCTTGATTAAGAGTTGAGATAAGTTTATTGTGCGATTCGATTTCTTGAAGTATGCGATTACGTTCTGCCTGTTGGGTTTTACGTAGAGCGGCCGCTTTGCTGGCACCTTTTTCATCTGTTGAGCGTACCATGATTTGGTCAACAGCTTCATCCATTTGTTTAAGTGTTTTACGATTAACATCAATATTATCCCTTTCAACTTTAATCTTCTCATCAATTAACGCAAGTTGTGCAGATACATCTCCACCAATAAGACTTTGGTCACTATGCGCTTTCGATAGATAGCCAAAAATTCCCAATGATGTGATGAACATCAATATGACGACTGCAACAACAAAATAGTATTTTAAAAGTCTTGGCGCTACTGTCCAATTCTTATATGCCCATGATGCGGCAATGAGTTTAGAAAACTCAAGCGCACCACCCATGATTGCAATTGGGATTGGGCTTGCCGCAAAGATAGCCATCAGTCCTATGACTGAATAGTATGCGGCAATAGCTGATAGTGATAATGCACATAACAAAGTAATCAAAGCAAAAAACATTTTATCCTCTAGTCAAAGAAAGCACCTTGTCAATTTGATCTTGAATTTTTTCTTTACGATTCGGCCAGTAGATATATTCTTTCTCTGGATTCTTCATTAAATTCACAAGCAATGGAACGATTAACTGTTCTAATTCTTTAAGATTTGTTTTGACTTCACTTTCCATTTTATCTCGTTCTGCTTCAAGTCCTAGTTTGCCTTGATTGTATAGAGATAACATTTCATCAAGTTTGTCTTCAACTCTTTGTAATGCTTCAGAAGATTGTGCGATTGTTTCTCTAACAACTACAGTCTCTTCCAATGTATTTGGATTGACAGTTCGATTTACATCCGCTTCATCTATTGCACTAAATCCAAAATCATCTTGCTGTCTGAATGCTAAGTATTCTGATGGTATCTGTCTCATGCGAAAAAACTCTCCAGTGATGAAACACGTTCTGGCGTCCAGCCAATTGTGTTTACAATTGTTTTTAACGGCTCAAGATATGCCTTCTCAAACTGTAAATCATAATCGATAAATTTATTCAGATTGAATTCTTTTGGAAGAACACTCAGAATAGAAAACACATTTTCTTGAACAGGATTTGGAACTTTCATGTAACAGAATTTAGTTTTATCTCCGTCTTGAATCAATTGATACTTTCTCGTCAGCTTATGCTTCTCAAGCAATGAGTTGAATAGAATTGCACCACGCACGTGAATTGGTGTGCCTTTAATATAAAGTTCCGAACTACTTTTATATTTAGACAACTCGCTCACGCCTCTAGGGAATGCAATGTCTTCGAATGGCAACGTTTTAAATTCTTGTTTGAATTTTTCAACAAAGTCTTGAAACTCTTTTTTATTGCCATTCATCACAATCTTCAACGACTCTTTAATCTTTTCTCTGCATGACATTGGTGTGGAAGACTTGACAGCTTCAATGCCCATCATCTTCAACTTTGGTTCTGCGAATCGAACGCCTTCAGAGTCATACACGTTTAGAATGTAACGCTTCTTCGCAGTCCAGATGCCTTTGTTCGCAATCACTTCACGCTTCATCTGCATCTTCTGGTCAAATGCATTCATGTAGTCTGCTAGTTCTTGGTAAGACTTGTCGATGAATGGTTCGAATTTTTCGATACATGCCTTGTTGACGAAATCAACAATCGTTTCAACTTTCGTTTCAGTCTGCGATCCGTAGACCATATTAACAAGCGGACCAAGATTAACGTATACAGAGTCCGTATCCGATGCAATGACATAATCAACACCTTCAGTTTTCAATAGTTTGTTTAGGTAACCATTCAACTTCATTTCAATCCATCGAATGGACAATTGACCAGACAGAGTAATTGCCTCTGCTTGTCTAATGTCAAAGAACCTAAAATATTGATTACCAAGTGCGCCATAAGCTGAATTCAATTGTACTTTCTTTGCAAGTTGCAAGTTCTTGTACTTTGAAATCTGATTTGTTATTTCACGTTTACGTTCTTTGTCTGTTTCTTTTTCGTAAGCCTTTTGAGCCTCAATCATTTTCTTTTTGTACAATGACCGATCATCATACATGCGTTGCATCATAGCAGGCAAGAAGCCTTGCTTGTCACGCTTGAAGTAGTGTCCATTGGCTGCCATGCAATATTCACCCTGTGCTTGATATTCGTTGTTCAGCAAATTATCAATAGAGATACTTGTGTGGCGACCTTCAACGATTGTTTCAGGTGAAACATTGTACTGCATAATCAAGTGTGGATACAATGAGTTCAAGTCAAACGACACAACCCATTCGTGCATACCAACGATTGGGTCTTTCACATAAGCGCCAGCATACTGTTCGTCTTTTGGTGTGCGAACATTCTGAGGCACAACAATCTTTTGCTCAATCAATTCGTTATGAATCAAAGTATCCCACATGCGTACTTGCGTGAACACATCGGTGTAATTAACTTTAGCATCGTATGCCAGCGCCAGCGCCATATCAATCAATTGCATCTTAGCGTCAATACGATCCACAAGTTCAACGTCATGGATGTTATACTCAATAAACTTTTGAAAGTTTGTTTTGTATAACTGATGCAGACTTTCAACTTCAGAGTAATCCAGTTTCTTCTCACCGAGTTCAAGAAACGCAATGTGATCTAGTTTGAAACTTTCTTGTTGCGAGTAAGTAAACTTCTTGTACAATTCGATGTAATCAAGAATAGCAATGCCAACCAAGTCGAATGCTACTTGTTGTTTGTTGTGAATTGTAGTTGTACGTTCACCGATTCTACGAAATGGAGATAAACGCTTTGCAGTATTTTCACCCATGAGTCTCGTGATACGATTGTTCAGATATGGAATATCAAAGAATTGAATGTTCCAACCAGTCACAATGTCTGGTGACGTTTGTTCCCACATTTCAAGAAAGCGCATGATAAGATTGTTCTCATCACGGCATTGCATGTACGTTACATCATCACGATAGTTATTGAATTCACCACAGCCAAACACATAGAAGTGTCCGTCTATCTTAAACGTGATAGCAGTAATTGGTTCGCTTGCAGATGCAGGTTCTGGAAAGCCATTCTCAGAGCCAACCTCAATATCGATGTTTGCAATTTTAATCTGTGATGGATCATAATCTACTTTACCGGGATACGCTTCATTGATGTACACGTATGGAAAGTTTGTTGAGCCAAAGACTTTGAAGTTGTCAACGTCTTCATAACGTTTCATAAACTCTGTTGCATCACGCATTGTACCTTGCGATACTGCCGCAAGCGATTGACCATCTAACGTTCGATAATCACCATCTTTAGATTGAAGATATAACGTTGGATTGTATTCGACCTTATCGCTGAATCTCTTGCCGTTGTTATATCCACGAACAAGAATTTGATTGCCGAATCTAGAAAAATGCGTGTAAAATTTCATTAAGTAATAATGCCTTGTTTCTTTGGCAGGACAATTCCTGAACCGTATATCTCATTATACTTGTTTTCAATCTCAGGCGCAACTGTAACTTCATAAATTATGTTGGCACGATTAATCTCTACCACTTTTTGTTCAGAGAAAATAAGCATTGGTTGCATTTGCAAAGATGCTTTACCTTGAGAGTTCATACCGATAGCGAGAACGCATGGGTTTTCAATTCGATATGCAAGTCCAAGACGTTCTAGAACATTGCCAACAATTTCTTCGCCAGTTGACAATTTTAAAATTTTAAGTTCACCGTTCATAATATCTCCACAATTAAAAAGGGGGCATTGCGCCCCCTTGGTTTATTTAAAACGTTCCGCTTTATGCTTTTTTATTTCTTGAATGGATTCAAGAATAGAAGCAAAAATTGCTCTAATCGTTTTCATACTACATCGTCCTCAGTCAAGAATTGCTTAGACGATTTTTTAGTTTTAGATTCTACATCCTTAACTTCAATCTTCTTTGGCTTCTTGTGTTCTGGAATGATTCGTTCCAAAGCAATCTTCAACATGCCATTAATCAAAGCGGCATCTTGAATTTCGATTTGGTCATCAAGTGCAAATGTGCGAGTGAATGCACGATTAGCAATACCCTTGAACAAGAAATTATCGTTATCATCTTTTGTATTACCAGAAACAATAAGTTTATTATCTTCTAGTGTGATATCGATTTCTTGTTTACCAAAACCAGCAACAGCAATTTCAATGACATAAGTATTGTCACTAGTCTTGCGAATGTTGTAAGGTGGGTAGTTAGGAATATTCTTAGTTACATCATCATGTATTTTTGCTAGTCGATTGAATTGTTCATCGAAACCAACAAAGAATTTATCAAAGTCTTTGAAACCTGGACCGCCAAAGATAGCGGGAATTGGTGTGTGTCCCATTTTATATCTCCTCTTACTTAGTTGTTGAAAATGCTTTCTTAGCATCAAAAGTGTATGCAGACATGCCAAGAG